CTGAATCATGGATACACGGCGGTCTGGGTCCGCTCCGTACAGCTGGTAAATGCTTGCTTCCACGTCTTCCTCCGCTTTCAAACGGATGTGATCGAAGATGTGCTTCTGCAGCGTAACCAAGATGTTGGGCATTGATTGCGCCGTAGGCGACATCGCCATAATCAAATGCGCCGTAATATGCGCATCGTGCTGCTGACCAGCAAATGCCTTCAAATCCATCATATCGAGGACAGCAGAGTTCTCCGTAGCCGGGTCCTTCGGCATTTGATTGGTCTGGGGACGTAAGATGCCATCAATGTCACGCACGTTCATCGCGGCATACACGCGATAGTACGCTTCGTACATGTTATGCATCTGCGGCGCGCTCTGGGCAATCTGAAGTTGCGTCTGAGCAAGCGTTAGCCGTTGGGCACTAGAGAAAATGTTGGGGTCAGCGACCGGCAAGACCGCGACCATGTTGTCAAAGTCCTGCTTCTTGATGGTCCTGCTCGCGCCGGGAACATCATAGGGATATTCATCAGGCAGGAACTTCGAAAAGCCCTTGGCCAGCATCTCAAACTCAAGCTTCTGCGAGTAATGCAGCCGCTTGTGGATGGCCGACATGACCATCGAGCCGCGTTCCAACAGCGCAATCGTCGTTCCGACCGCTGCCTGCTGGTTCCCATCGCCAACTTGCATGTCCGCGATGCTGGCAAGACGCTGACCGGCCTGCACAGCAAAGCCCAGCAGCTGGAACAACGTACCGCTGGGCTCTTTGTACGGGAGCGGCAGCAAACTGCCCTGCAATTCCGCACCGCCAGCGTCAATGTCACGCCATTCGCCGGGCTGAATCGGATTATCGTCGTCCGCGATGCGTGCACCTTTGGCCTTGAAGCCTGCGGGCAGGTTCGCAAGCGTGCCAGCGTCAAGAAGTTGGCGCAGCGCAGCCGTCGCAGCCTTGGAGAGACCGCCAATCAGGTGAACAAAGCCCAGTCCGTACGAGCCGGGGCCTTCTACCAGCACGTAGTGAACGAAATATTCGATTCTTTTCTTGAGTTTGTCGTCTTCCAGCCAGTTTCGGCGGACGCCAACGACCTTTCCGCTGCTTTCTTCGACCGTTACGACGTATGGGAGTTTGATTCCGGTCTGTTGACCAGACTCATCGGTGTCTTCAAAGCCCTCGATGTCCAAATCGACGTGAAATTCCAGCAAGAAAATCTCATCGGTGTGAGTCGTGGGGTCAATTCCGATGATTTTGTCCACGCTAGACTGGATTTCAGTTGGAGATTCGGGCGCAGCGGACGGAAAAATGGAGTAATCAAGGTACTCGCCAGCCCAAACGCGCTTCTTGAAATCGTTTTCGTACATCGCAATGCGATGCGTGATCCGTGGGCATTGGCTCATGACGCTTGAGCCGTTGTACGGGATGTACAAATCGTCAGCTAAGACCAGTTTGCTGACCATTCGGCCCATCATGTCGTCGTAATAGACCTTCTTGAACACCGAACCACCGTAGCCCAAGTAGAAAAGGGCTTGGTCCATCTCCGGAGTGAACTCCGACATGACCGTCGTAATCTGGTAGTTCATGAAATCCTGCACGCGACCCGCCTGTTGGGCCTTGTCCAACGTCTCACGACCGACAATCTGCGTGCGAACAGGGCCTCCAGCGGGCATCAGCTCCTTGAAAGCCTGCGCTTGGAACTGAACAATCGCCTCGGTAAGCATCGGATGGACCGCGCCTGACGCGCCACGGAAGGGCTTCGTGCGCTCTTCCATGTTGAAGCCCAGCAATTCCAGCCCTTTTGAGTACTGCGTCTCCCAATCTGCACGGCTGGACTTGTCGCCATCGTACAAATCGAGCAGGTTTGACGAGATACGGCCCAAGGCCGACGAATCAATGACCTCGGCAAGGTTGGCGTAGAAGTCAATCTCGGGAACAGACTCCCCCATCTCAATCGTCGCGCCACCATCTTCCTCAATGATGACCTCGATATCCGGCTCCATCAGGCCTTCGTCGGCGATGACCTCGTATGACGGAGCAGGATTAAGGGCTTTTTCAATTGGCATCTGGGGTTACTCTCTTTTGAGTATTTTGGCCTTTTTCTCTTCGCCGGGGAAGAGAACGAAATTGCGGGTTGGTTTTGCTTTGCTGCCAGCGTCTAGGTATTTGATGCCGGGGATTCCTAAGGCTCGAAGATACTCGCTAGCCTTGATTTCTCCGGGTTTTCCGCCACCAAATTTTTCTTTTAATGAGCGATAAAAAGATTCTCCGCGATTTTCCCCTGCCAACCTGTCTAAATCTTCTGGTGATAAACGAAAGGATGTTCCGTCTATCTCAAGAAAATACTTTGGCCCAAAATCAGGGTCATTTTTTATTCTAATCACTCCGCCGCCAACCGGTTCTGTTCCGTCAACAACAGAGATTGGTTGGATATTGGCTAATGCTTTTCTTATCGCTTCCGGCTGCTCACTCAGCGGCTTATCCCAATCCAGCATCCGATCTACCATTTCGTCGGGAAGGTCGGCGGTGTAGAGGAAACTTTCGGGTCCTGCCGTAAACTGAGCTACTTTGGGATTTTGAGCCACATAAACTCCATGCGAGTATGATTGCGCGCCTACCCCACTTCCGATTTTGGAAGCGTCAAACTCTCCGAGAGGATTGTCAGGGGTAGGCGGAAATTTGTGTGGGCCTCCGTGATAAACTATCGGCATGTTAAGCACACCGGGGGCATACCGAGCCGTGGCCACGCCCGGAGCGCTGACGTTCATGGCCATTTCCATGGCCTGCTCTGGCGTTACTTCTTCTCCCTCCATCGCACGGCGAGGAAGGGTAATCGCGTCAAGCATTGACTTGGCGGTGTCGCTGTAGCCAAGCCCCCACTCTCTTTCCTTCTTCCCCTGCTTGTTCTTTCGCACGCGGACGGGCAGCACGTTTCCGTACTCCCAGCCGGGCTCACGCCTTGTGCTCCCAAGCGCCGAGCGAATGAACTCATCAACAGACTCTTTTTTAGAGGCCTGTTTTTTTGCGATCTTACTTGCCACGACGCCCTGAGTCGCCCGTCATATACATGTTAGCGCAATGCTCTTCCAACTTCTTGATCAACTTCTGGATGAGTTCGACGGTGTCGAGGTCCCTGTTGTCCTCTTCCTCTTCCTCTTCCTCGCCTTCGTCCTCCATTTCATCTTCCATCTCCTCGTCTTCCATCTCCTCAGGCATCTCTTCCTTCATGCCCATGGGGGACATCATCGGAGGGAACCCCATCTTGGACAGAAGCTCAGACAGGTCCATGGCGGAAGAGCGCTCGCCCTTTTCTCCCATATCTTCTCGCATCATCCGTGGACCACGGCCCTTGGGGGACATGGAAATGGTGATGAACTCCATCACACCTCTGGCTTTTGGCTTTTTCATATAATGTCCTGACTAGGGAGCATGGGACTTGTGCGTTTCCTGCCGCGTGGGCGAGAGTATCTAGGGTCATAGTATGCGATCATTGGTTTGCCTTCTTGTGCAAGATCGCTATACACATCCCGCATTGCTGCGTTGTATTCCTCCCTTGCAAGAGAGGGACTATTAAGGTTTGTTCTAGGAAGGGCACCTTCAATAGGCGCCGTTATCGTATTGTGATAAGGGTCGTAAGGAGACATGTTGTAGTGGCTAAGAATCATGTTCCATGCGTCACTGTTATCGGACGGCATCCGTGTTACAAACCGGCCACCGGGGCGCGCCCGCACTCCATACCCTGAACCTTCCGGAGTTTCATACATGGTAAGCTTTGCGGGGCCTACCGTGTAAATACCCGGCGAGTCCATATGACGCGCCATTGAATAAAAATCAAATTTCTCGGGGTTGATGTTGTAAAAGCCCGGCATGTTTTTAACGGGCTTTCCAAGATATGCGGGTCTCCTTCTCCTTCGAGGGGTAGGAGCAGCTTGTGCAACCTCTTCCATTACTGGTTCTACTTCTCCCCCTTCTGCATACTCAGGGACCATACCGCCAGCGGCATATTGGGGAACCATACCGCCGTATCCATATTCAGGGACCATACCGCCGTATCCATATTCAGGGACCATACCGCCAGCGGCGTACTGCCCTATTTGCGCCATCAAGGCTTCCAAATCCCTACGCGCTGAACCCTGCATGTCATTTCCCCCATATCCAGCTCTATTGATGAAGTCATCATTAGACAAGTCTTCTATCCTCACCGGGCCTCCCTTTGCGTAGTCAGGAACCTCAGTACCCGGGTTAAAGGGATTGTTCTCCGTATCAAACGGGTTGGCGGGTGTCTGCCCTTGTCCCTGCTCTTGCCCAAACATCACAGGAGGGATGGGAGTAATCGGGGGCGGGACATAGCCCTGCGGCAACGGGGTAAGACCGGGCGCGACTCCCGGCTGCAGTGGGGCGGGCTCGGCTGCGCCTTGCCCCTGTTCCTGTGACAGTGATTCTTGGAACCCGCTCAATCCTTCCTTGGCCGTGGTCCACCCTGCGGATTTAAGCGCATCCGTCCATGTATAGGGGTCTATAATCGCTTTGCCTGCGGCATCAATGCTTGTAACTTCAGCGGATTTTGGAATTATGACCTCAGCCCAATCTGGCAAAACACTTTTTGCGATGCCTGTGACGCCTGTTTGTTCAAGTAAAGCGCCCGTGTCATAAGACAGGCCGCCCATGACCGTGTTAAGCGGGTCCCAGTCCGATCTCATGCCGCCCATGACCGCGCCAAAAAGTCTCGCGGCCCACGGGCCGAACATATTGCCAACACCCGCCGTGGCCCAGCCAATGGCGATATTGGTAAACAGTTTTCCGATGAACGAATCAAAGAAGCTGTTGGACTTGTCCATGCGACGAGCAAGGTCTCGCCAGTACCAGTCCAATACCGTTGCGTCATCTGCCAATTGATTACCCGTGCGCTTATTGTTCGCCCAGTATTCTCCATTGGCCCATTGCCAATTCTCTGCTTCGCGTTTCTTGAAGGCAGCAATGTGGTAACCAAGGGCCGGGTCGTTTGGGTCAATGCCCATGGACCAGAAGCCCGCGCCTTGCGCGCTGTAGTCAATGGGGTTGTCATTACGATAACCCAGACCATGGGGCTTGCCCGGTGTCCCACGGAACAAGCCGCTATACCCCGGTGTGCCTTGCTCAGGCTCTTCCCAGCCGTAGCGCTTACGAAGTTTTTCAATAACCTCGCCGTCTTTTTCTCTGTCTCCCGTCCACTCGTACTTGGTCGGGTCCACACGCGCGACCGGCGTGTGTCCCTCTACAGGAATTACCGGCACATTGATCGTTCCGCCGCCAGAAGTAGGCGTATTGGTCGGGGCAGGGGCGTTTCCTGTCGTGGGCTGTGTGGCAGGGGAAGGGGCGGGCGTCGCTGCAGTATTACTCGGCCCAAACCTAACTGGCGTATAATTACCGCTAAAGGCCTGAAGGTCCTGTGCGGCCGTAGTCGTCTTGTCAGGGGACTTTGCAGCATTGGATCGCTGCACTATTTTCTGAATGTCTTCAAGTGTCATTGACATGGACGACCCTCGGCCCGCATTGATTTTGGAAGGATTCTAGTCCTCAATAATACTCTGGAACAAGGTCCACCTCACC